CTCTAATGCGTCAGTGATTCTTTGTAAATTGTTTAATCTATCTTGCTCTAATAGTTTTAAGCCTTGCAATCCTTCTATAGAAGTTTTAAGTTGTATGGCTGTAACTTGTGTTGATTCTTGTATCTTTTTAATCTGAGCATCATAGATTGGAATTAATCCTGCTTCATCTTTGCTTAAGCCTGCTTTGGCAATACGAAGTTTGTCAATCTCATCAGCACTACGTTTATACAGTTCTTCTTGCGCTCTGATAATTTCTGCTTCTTCTTGGCTCTTACCAATAAGCATTTTCTCAATATTGATATTGTCAATCAATTGACTATTTTGCATCTTAAACGCTTTGGTAATGTTTTCAATTTCCATGCGCTTTTTAGCTAGTGCATCTGTAACTTCACGTGCGGCACTTGATTCAGTAGCACCACCTGCACCTGCTTTACCACCTTCTGCGGCTTTACCACTATCGCCTGCACCACCTAAGCCAAGCACGCCTAATACTGCACCACCTACTGTACCAGCAAACGCGGCAACACCTCTTAGTGCTGTCATTAGTTTACCATTGGCAGCAAAACTTACTGTTGCTCTTGCGGCACCTGCTTCTGCGGCTGCACCAAAACTACCAAACCATTTACTAACGCCGGCTACTGCAGGGCCAATTGCGGCAAAACCCCTAGCCATCATTCCAAAGAATCTAACTACTGCTAATGCAACACCGCCACCAAATACAGCAAGTAATACTGTACCTAATACTTTCATAATAGTAACTAGGCGCTCAATGTTTTGTCCATTTTCACTAATATAATTAATTATACTAACAAGTGGTGCTGTAACTTGCAAGAATGCAATCTTTAAATCAGTTGTAGTCTTTGCCAACTTGTCATTCAATTCGGCTGCTGCCTTCATTGATTGACCATACTTGTCACCAGATCCTGCAGCCTCTTTAAGTTTCTCAGACATTTCACGAGGATCAACAGTTTTAAAACTCTTACCAAAGATTTCCATTTTAAGAGCGGCTTCACGGCTCTTGTCTGTTATTCTGTCAAAGCCTTCTAATGCTTTTGTAAGAAGTGCTTCTTCACTTAATGTTTTTAAATCATTGAGTGTAATACCCAATTCGGCAAAAGCATTTTGTGATTTTAAACCTCCTTGTGCGGCTTCATCAATACTTTGTGTAAATTTAACAATGCCGGCTGACATAGCATCTGCTTGGCCACCGGCTGCCATCAATGCGTCTTTGTATTCAACTAATCTACCAATTGCAATACCTGTAGCGTTTGATAGATCATTCAAATCGTCAGCCATCGTTAATGCTGAACGACCAAATGCGGCAAGACCCACTGCGGCTAATTTCGTTTTTAAACCACCAAATAAGGTACTTAACCCAGTAAGTTTTTTATCTAATGCATCTAGCGAACTTAATCCGTTAACGCTTACATTAATTTGAGCATTTGTCGTTGCCATTTATTATTTTCCTGTAACTATTTTGTTTACACGGTCTTGTATAAACTTTTCTGTTGGCTTAGTCATACCTTCTGGAGCTTGGTCTGATCCACGCAATCCTCTGCTTGTCATATGACGACCTTTATCTAGTACTTCGGCATATTGATAGTCGGCTTGAATAACACTGCCCTTTAGTTTAGTTTTGCTTCTAGCATTACCAGTTTTCTTAGGGGTGTGAGCAACAAAAAAGTCATAGGCTTCTTGAGGGACTTTTTTAAGGTCTCTCTTAATTTCCTTTAACATGTTTGATATGTCATTGGAATTAAACTTAGCATCTAATTCAACCATTCTGTTGATCCTTTCCTTTTGCGACCATTGCTAACAGTTCGTCAGTTGTATAATCTGGTATGGGGTCTCTTCCATTGTTCATTGACTTCTTATGATGAAAATTCTCAAAAGCCAATGCCGCATCCATAACATACAAATCAAAAGTGTTAGCCCTGCCAATCACTTCACTAGGTAACATTCCATAACGTTTGCCTAGTGAGTCTACCCACAATATTGATGCCATCTTTTCTGAGTTGATATCAATATTGTCATTTGTTACTTTCCCAACAGATCGGTCACCTTACTAATTGCCTTCATCAATACATGTGTTGGTAGTGCGTTTTCTTTTGTCAATACTTCTTTACCTTTTTCATCAAGGATAAGAGTGCGAACGATTTCTACAATGTTACCTGTATTGGTATGGTCTGCATTTGCTAGTCGCATGAATACATCCATAGGTTGACGATCCCATGTGTGAAAGGTGATTGGTTCACCAAACTCTTTCATGGTTTCTTCATCATCAATTGAGATTTCAATTAGTTGGGGTTTAGCTGTTAATGCTGAGAGTTTCATTTGTTAATTTCCTTATTAAATTATTACATTGTATTTATTCGTTTGCGATTCTTTGCAGATATTGATAATTTTTCTCGCCATTCGGGTGTAAAATCTTTTGATGTTCTTCTAGTATTTTTACCCTTAAGTTTTGCTGATATTTTATCTTTAATTTCCTGTGACAGTTTTTTACCTTTATTTGGTGAAGTTCTGCCTTGCATTTTATTTTTGGTTGCTTCAGAATGTTTTTTACCTAGCATTGGAGCAACACGATGAGTATTGAATGCTTCTCTATTATTGTCACCAACAGTTTGAATTTTTACATTACCTACCGCGTATGGACCTTTATCAGCAATACGAGACATTACATATTGACCTTTGCGTATACCTCTTTGATCCCATTTACCTGACTGTTGCCATATGTTCCACCATTCGTCAAAAATAAGATTAAAATCTATACCTCTATATTTGGCTTTACTCTTTTGATCTGTGTATTTCTTTTGTTCCGGTGTTCTCATATAGTTTATCCTCTAATAGTTGATTCAACAGTGCTATTCTAAAAGTACTTTTAGATTGCATTTGTCGTAGAGTATTTAACATAACCATCATCATATTAGAATTTTTAGCCTCATCTGCTAGAAGGCTTCTGAGTTTTTCTTCTGTAGTCTTAAGCCATACATCATCATTATTCATTTGTTATCTTTCTATTAAAAAAAGGGAACACGAAGTTCCCTCTTTATTCATGCTATCACAAATTACTGTTCGGCAGTATACATTGTTCCATCGACAGCGATAGTCATAGGGGTTACCCAGACTGGTGCCTCTGGACTTACTGTAGGTGCTAGTGACGAAATGTAACCAACTCCTGTAGTGAAGTATGAGTTTGCAACGTTAGCATTTGCATTACTGTTGTTCCATACAAGTTTAAATTGTACTTCAACTTTGTTCTGGCTCAATGCAGATACGCCATATTGAACGGCTGTGTTGCCTCCACCGGTACCGAAGTATACTGTCGGATCGATAACCAAATTCGTTGAAATTTCGTTATCTGCTGGTGTAGTGATTTTGTTTGTGTCGATACTGCAAAAGTCGGTATATGAAAAGATACCTGTACTAGATGTAACAGTGATATCTTGTAAACATGTTACAGATAAACTATTTGCTAGTTCGATATTTCCATTTGCGAGATTGGCAGCAGATACGTTTGCCAAATCAGTACTTAAAATAAGTATTGGATTTGTACCTGTTGTGTTTACTGTGATTCTTGCCATTTGATTTCTCCTTGTGTTAGGCGTTTATGTATTAAATTCCATTCTTAGCATTCTGAATGTCCAGGTATGCTTCTCTGCTTGCGTGGGGCCAAATGTACGAATTTGATCGAAATCTCTTTCAAAGTATCCATCCATTAATTGAATGCCATCATCTTTGACAGCAGTAACTAAATTTCCAATAATAGCATTAACTGCTGTATTGTATGGATCGTCTTGAAAAGAAACATATGTTATATTAAATTCATCATATGCATGATAGATAGCACCACAATATTGTATTGCTAGTTGATGAGGATTTCTGCTAACTGTATGTACATCACTCACATAGACACCATATCTTACAACTTCACTATCGCTAGGGAAGTCTTCAAAGATTGGTACGTTCCATGCTGTCGGTATATCACGCCTAATTACATCAACAATTTCTGTTTGTGTAACTGTTGGGGCGTTCAATACTGAGTAATTTACTTCAGCCATTAGAAATATCTCCTATCACCGTTGAAATAATCAACGTCCGCTGTCCAATTTTCTTCAAGTTTTGTTGTTGGTCCTTGTGGACTATCCATGTATAAATCATAGAAGTTCATAAGTTGCAACGCTTTTGTCCATTCATCATCACAACGCTTTTGAGCAAAGTTATAATTCTGAACATCAACCTCATTCATGTTAGACACATCAGTTACTAGTGATTGATAGAAAACTAGTATGGCACCGAATGTGTCTAAGCGAATTAATGTCTGATCGTTTTTAATGAGCAAACTTGGATTGAAACTTGAAATCAATTGTCCATTTGGCAGGTTAGCATAATAGTAAGCACCAAGAACGGTGTCGCAGTATTTCTGCCACCAGCCGAACTCTAATTTATAAAGCCACTCTTGTGAAGCAACTTTGAAGTATGGAGCCCAATCAACATTGATAGCACTTGCTCTACGTTCCGCTGCCGGATCGTAGAACACGATGTCCTCTACTGTTGCGTTTGAGATTCTTTGATAGGGTACTGACATATTATATTTTTCCTAGACAACGAGAGAGTGTTACCACTCTCTCTATTCAAATTAGTTTTGAAGGATGTTAATAGCACCGCCTCTACGTAAGTCACCAACGCCACTACCAAAGTAGCCCACGCCAGTTAACCAAATTTGCAATCCACCTGGAGTTTCACCAGTCTTAATTTGCAAGCCTTCTTTCATAACAGTGAACAAAGCACTATCACCGAAATAAGCACCAACTAATACTGGTAGACTTGCTT